GTCAAGAAGATAAGGGTGGGGGGACCTTTCGATCCCCCCGTTTTAATTAGCTAGCTGGAGTGAGAGTGATATAGACAGAGGAGAAGCTAACCAATTAAACTCTCCGCATGCATGTTGACTCTGAGTATGTTTTCCACTTTACAGGATTCATCTTTCGTAAATCTGCAATTTTGGTAACCATACGTAAGCTCAATTCACGCAGTCGGTCACGGTTAATGTAAACATATTCCAGCAACTCTGCTTGCTCGTCTTTGTTGAAGCCATACTCATCAAGCATGCCATCTCCAACAATTTGTTTACACCGTAAAAACTTTTCACGCATTGTATCCATTGTCAAGTCCAAGTAGTGGCAACGTGACATGATCGCACCCAAGTGGTCTGCAATCTTACCGCGAGCTTTTTCAAACTTGAGGTTTGTAATAAACACAACGCTTCCTTTAAATTCAAATGTGTCTGGAATGCCTTCTCGGCGTAACAATGCACTGTCTGCCAACCAACTTAGTTTACGCTTCTTGCCACTGTCTAATGCGGCTTTAAGCAAATTCAAACTAGTTTCGTCATACAATACAGTATCACAGTCATCCAGCACAAGTACTGAACCTTTGTCTGCATATTCATACAATGTTTTGTACAAACCAATAGCAGAGCTGGCGCCTTTAACAACGCCGTAACGTTCTGGTGCATTAGTTAGTTTTGTAGCAACCTTTGCTGAATCCAGCACTTGCTCTACTCCAAAACTTTTACCTACACCTGGAGGGCCTGTTACAACCATTCCACGAACAACTCCATCAATAGCGGCCTCTGTCATGTCTTCCAAAATTTGGAACCGCTCACGTAGTCGTTCAATTACTTGTTCGTCAGTTTCTTCTGGCTTGACGTCCGACGTCGGTGTGCCTACTGACGCATTATCGTCAACATCCTCAAAACTGTTTGCACTTTCCACTTTAATGCGGATCCTACGATCTGGCATTCCCGGAATATCTTTACCACACACTGTGATAAATCCACCGTTACGGCCTATCTTAAAAGGCTTTTCAAGTTTAAAAACAGTATCTTTGATTGTTGCTCCGGCATATACTCCGGTTAAAACACGTACTTTTTGCATTGGTTCTCACTCCTTTTGCATTAACTTATATATACATGATAACATCTAGTGTGGCTGTTGTCAACCTTTTTCTTTGAGTTTTTAATTATAATAGTGTATTTTTTTACTAATACTTTAAAACAAATTGTGACACCCGTGGATCTGATTTTTGTTGTGCCTTGGTAGTTATAAAATCATTAAATGCTTTGGTGTCCAAAGTTTCTGATCCGATAGCAGTGTATATTTGGTCTAACCAGTTATACACAGAATCTACATCTATTATCAAATCGCTGTTTTGTGATATATTATTTCTGTATATTTCAACAACAGATTTATTATCCAGTGCTGCTTTTGAAATAGTCAACATTCCGTCGTTTACACTATTTCCTGTTATAACAACCTTTTTATTATACTGTCTGACCAGCGCAAAAAACCATGTAAGAAAATCATCAAAATAATCTAATGTAAGAACACACAGCGTAGGGCATAGTGCGATACGAAATAACCTTGGATGAGATAGATATCGTTTAACGTTAGTTTCAAATGTATCCCATTTTAATCCATGCCTCACTAATTCACTTTGATGATGTGTGCTTTCGTTGCTAACTGTAATAATAAATTTCCATGTAAGTGGAAAACTATCTACCAAGTTCAAAAATTTATCCATCATTGTCACTGACGTGTTACCGTTTGTTATAATAATAATTCGAATTTCTTTTTGATTGAATCTATCATCATTCAACATCATGTTCATAAACTTATAAAAATTCTTACTGTATGTAGGTTCACCACCTAAAAAACTAAGTCTTAATTCAGAATTAATAGTTGCCAACCAATCAAAAAATATAGCATAATCATTTTCATCAGGAGTCGATACTTTCTGTGCCAAGCCTTGCTCTTGCGCAATTTTATGACTGGAATCAGCACTACAATATAAGCATGCCATATCACATATATTATCCAGTAGTACTTCAACATACTTAATAGGCGGATTTATTTCATTTGTATTAACACTATCTCTATATGCTGAACCAGTAGTTTTATAACTATCCCAACAAAAACTACACTGCGAGTTTTGGATACCCGTGATCAGGTCGTTTCTTCTTTGTACTATTCCTGGGCTGTTATTAAAAAAATCAATTGTTGGTGTTGCTGGAAATTGTTCAGATTCTGACTTACAGCAATGTCTCACTGTTCTTTTGCTAAAATCAATATTAACATCGGTCCATGCTTTACTACAGTATGTTTGATTTATCATAATAAATTATCAAGCACTTTCTTGAATTTTTACACGATTAATTACAGTTTCTTTGCATTTACTGAATTTACTGATGCTTTGCTCTTTAACAAATCCAGTAACGTCCATAGTTTTACCAACAAGGATACTACTGATGTCTGGGTCTTTGCTCCAAAAGAACTTAACTAAGTTTACGTCACCTTCTACACCAGTTACCAAATGAATGTTATATTTGGCAATAAATTTAATATCCTGAATTAGTAGGTTAAACTTAAATCGTTTGCCAACACTGCCAACATACTCACTGGTGTGACGTTTTTGGTCGTAAAATTCTTCCATTTCGTCACGTTGTTTCTGGATGCGTAAACTGTTGGGCAGACTTGCAATTACACTAATGCCATAGTTGTCTACTTCTGTATAGTTAAGTAATTGGCCCACAGTGTCTTCAAACCCATTAACACTGCCTGTGAGCTTCTTCATCACAATAACACTGTCAAAGTATTCTTTGAGCTTAGAAGCTTCGTCACGATGTTTTTGGGTTATCTCAATGACAGGTGCGTCTGGATTCTCCTGGAGGATCATCTTGATAGCAGACTTATTATCATACACATTGGTATTATTTTTATAATCATAATAACCATATCCACTTTTGATGAAGCCTTGAAGTTCATCAACTGCAATAGCAAGTGTCATTACTTTAAAGATGTCATATTTCTTTTTCATTGTTCTGCCTTTTGCCCTGTTTACCCGTGTAGTATACGAAATTTAATCTACAATGTCAACAACATTTTTGTTTTCTTTGTACATTTCTTTTAACCAAAATTTGTTTTTATCAAAATACTCCTGTACAGTACATGTTTCTTGATTGTAATCAGTACGCTCATTCATAGCAGCCTGATACATATTATTCACATACAATCTAAAATTAGTATCTGCCATTATGCCGCTACCTTTCCTGTAATCATACTGGCTGGAATACGTGTAATAGTACGACCAAATGGTGTCGCACCTGCATCCTGTACTTCTACAGTTTTCTGATTCATTTTAACAATAGTACCCTGACGTACCATACCACGTGATTCCCAATTAACCACATCACCTTTTTTCAAACCACGCTTGGCTTTAGCACCAATATAGTTCATTTGAAGTTTCCACTCTTTGGCAAGCTCATTAAGATCTGCCTGATTGGTAATTTTACGAAGTGCAAGCATTGCAACTTGAAGTTCATTAGTCATAAGTAACTCCTATATATTTGAAAGATTAGCAGGAGCCTTGAAGCCCATGCATTGTAGTTGAGTAATGGCGTTGGATAGTTTAACGGTTTCACGTTTTACTTCAATACGTGTTCGTTCACCTTCTTTTTTCATTACCTTTGGCGTTAAGCTCAAATTGATAAACTCAAATACATCATTAGCTTGTATTTTTGTCATATTAGTCATGTCAATTAGACGCTGGCGTGGAGTAGCCGTGCCACGAATATAATTTAAATCTGAAACAACAGTTCTAAGTTCTACACTCATTTCTAACTCCTTTCTTATTTAATATACCACTAGTATACAGTAAGACGTCTTGGTTGTCAAGCCTTATTTCAATTTATTTTTAAAATAAACTTTCGTATGCATTTGCATTAACCCATTCACGGGTTTCATCTGACATATTAAGTTCTTCCAGTTGTTGATCAGTTAATTCAACACCTTTAAACGATGCTGACTCAACATACGCATCACAAAAGTCTGGATAGTCTTTCATATCTACATCACCAATCATGATGTCATCCAATTGGTTAATATCAAATTTAATTTTTGTCATTTTATACTCCTGTATAGTTGTAAGGTTTATTCCATTTACCAACATTGATGTCAGTATAGTGTGAACGACTAAAGTAATCAGTCATTGCATCATCATCGTTAAAGTACTTTGGGCCTTTCATTGCCGCTAGTAGTTCGTTAAAAAACTCACGCTTTTTACCTGCATAGTGACGGTCGATATGATATTCATTAACTTGAATATAACCATCACCATGTGTAAAACTATCGCTAAAGTCAATTGCGCCTTCTTTGATATTAACGCAAAGTGTTGAATGGTTACGAACAGCGATACTGGCTTTCATTTTGTACTTTTTAAGCACTGCTTTGATGCCTGGTGCTAATTCTGCTTTGTCTTTTTGTGAAACATATGCCATTTGCTAACTCCTGTTTTTTTAACTTATACCATTAATATACAGTAAGACGTCTTGGTTGTCAACAAAAAACAGAAAAAAAAGGCAAGAATAAATCCTGCCTTTTCAAGTACTTGTAATTTTTATTGGTTTTTTTATGATTTTTAAATCATACGATAAGTAAATTGTGTAACAGAATGGATGTTCGCAGACGATATTTTTAACGACTTTGCAACACGTTCTGTGTTAGCTATATACAACAAGGCCTGATCACACCTTCTGTTACACTATAAACTCACATCTTCAAGTCCAGCTGCACGTAACTTCACAATATTATTGATCTGAAACTGCTTGGCGTCTAATGCTTTTGATAGTCCTATATACTTGTTACGCAACAGGGCAAACTCATTAATAAGATGCTGTTGATTCACGACGTCTGGATCACCATCAACATACTTTTCCGCATCACGGCTAGTAAGTTGTCTGTTATAATGCTCCAGAAACTTCCTGAATTTCTCACTACGCATTCTACGTAGTTCTATGTTTAAGAACTCTAAAATACTTTCGATTTCTTGTAATTGTCCAAAACGTTGTTCAACTACTCCAGGCATATCGCGGCTATGTTTTTCAACACTGCCACGAAGTCCTGTTTGAATCCTAGCTTCAGTAAGCTCTTTTTCATAGTAGTCAATCGCATAAACTATTTGATTGATATCTTTTCGTATCTTTGATAACCAGTTCACTGTCTAATTACCACTCAGATTCTTCTTCATATTCTTCTAATTCATCATCAACATCATATTCCTTAAGGGCACGATCTAGAATGCTACAAACTCCATGAAGTTCGTTTGCATGTTCTTCTAGATCGCACAAAGCACTATCTTGTACCGCACTTAAAAAATGCTGGGCCGCTGTGCTTCTATCCTTAACTGGAACATATGCTTTGATGCTGTCCCACAATTCTGCAAGACTTACTGCGTCATTACTTGATAGTTTCATTATTATTCCTCAATAGTGGATAAATTTTCATCAAGGCTATTTAGTTCTTCTTCGGAATCTTCGTCCACGGGTTGTTCAGTTAACTGATCAACAGCAATGTCATCCCATTCGCTCATAATAAGGTCTAATGCGCCATCTTTATTAGCATTCCAAGGTTTACGGAACATTTTAATTACTTCACCAGTTACGTGGCTAGTGTATTCCAAACTGTTACCGCTCTTCTTTAGAATATCTTTGGCTTCAAAGAACTCTACAAGTCCACTGTAAGGACTCATACCTGTTTCATAAGGAATTTCCACTTGTACACTTTCAAACGGTTTAGCATAACGTGTTTTCATTACCTTACACGCCGCTCTAATACCATGTACTTGTGAAGTCTTGTTGCCGTCTGCGTCTACTTTTAGTTTAAGTTTACGCATAGCAACCACAATACTACTTGCGTAGATAAAGCCTTGCCCACCACTAATCTTATCATCTGGATCAAACATATCCTGCGATGCGTATGTGTGGTTGGTTGCCATTAGTCCTACGTTGTATTCGCCCAACATATTAACAGTATTACGAACCAGTGATGTTAGTGCTTTGGGTTTACGTCCTAAGTCACCTTTCATATCACCTGCTTCAAACTG